TTTGGCAATTTCTGCCGATAACATGCCAGCGTATAAATTTAGCCCTTTGCATGAAAAGAAATGCGCGTGGGATTTGCGCTTGAGTTTGCGCTTATCACGATTGCCAATGAGCAAATGGGCTGATGCAATATGAGTGAAGTTATTTTCAGTGTTGATAATAAAAACGTGTCGGAAATGATTTCTCAGATATGCGCCATGATTAATAAAGGCTTATTTATTGGCCCTGTTGAAGTGGTGTTAAGGCGTAAAGCTAGATCATTAAGCCAGAATAATAAGCTATGGCCTATGTTATCTGACATACAAAAACAGGTTGATTGGTATGGGGATAATCTCGACAGTGAAGATTGGAAAGTCATGTTCATGGCAAGCCTCAGTAAGCAGCGTGCTGTTCCAGGCATTGATGGTGGCTTTGTTGGTTTGTCTCAGCGAAGTAGTCGGTTAAACAAAGAAGAGTTTTCTCAGTTGATTGAAGTGATTTACGCCTTTGGGTCAGAGCGCAATGTCACTTGGTCAGAACCTTCATTACAAACTTATTCTAAGTACAAAGAGGCTGCATGAGTTTAAAGCCTGCGCGTCAGAAAAAGTGTAAATCATGCAAAGTTACATTTAAGCCTTTCTTGTCAACGGCTTCTGTATGCTCCATAGAGTGCGCTGTAACAATGGCAAAGGCTAACACTGCCAAGATTATCAAGAAAGACATAAAGGCTCGTAAGCAGGCTTTAAAGAGCCTTGGTGATCTACACAAAGAAGCGCAGCCAGAATTTAACAAGTACATCAGACTAAGAGACAAAGGAAAGCCCTGTATAAGCTGTCAACGACACCACACAGGCCAGATACACGCAGGGCATTACAGATCGGTAGGGGCAGCAGCAGAACTACGTTACAACGAGAACAACGTCCACGCCCAATGTGCGCCTTGTAATAACCACTTATCAGGTAACGCCATTGATTACCGCATTAATCTGATTAACAAGATTGGTATAGAACAGGTTGAGTTATTAGAAGGGCCACAAGAGCCAAAGCGTTATAGGCGTGACGATATTATTGCGATTAAAGCTAAGTACAAAGCATTAGTTAAAGAATTGACAGTAAAGCTAGAGGGTGCTGCATGATACCTATACATCAAGACGAAGTTAACCAGGGGGCAAACCTTATTGCGTTACTCATAAAATCTTTAGTAGAAGTCAACGATGGTCGGCTTCTAAATGAACAAGATGATTTATTAATCGCTGCGGCAGTAGTTTGGATTGATGAATACAGTGAAATAGATGTTGAAGAAATTGAAATAACGGAACATTAAATGGAATTTATATGCAGATAGAGCAGCTAAAGGTAGGGGATTTAATTCCTTACGTTAATAACTCACGCACACACTCAGATGAACAAGTCATGCAAGTGGCGTCTAGCATTAAAGAGTTTGGTTTCACTAACCCAATATTGATTGATGATGATGGTGGCATCATAGCTGGTCATGGGCGGCTAATGGCGGCTAAGAAGCTAGGGTTAGATGAAGTGCCATGTATAAGGCTAGGTCATTTGTCAGAAGCGCAGCGTAAAGCCTACGTTATTGCTGATAACCAGTTGGCACTAAATAGTGGATGGGACTTAGACACGCTAAAGCTAGAAATGGACAGGCTAGGTGAACTTGATTTTGATATAGAGCTCTTAGGCTTTGATGATGATTTTCTAGCCAGCTTAATGATAGAAGAGCCTGGTGAGGGGCTAACCGATGAAGATGCCGTACCAGAGCCTCCAGAAACGCCTATAACAGTTGAAGGTGATGTGTGGGTACTAGGTAATCATAGATTAATGTGTGGCGACTCTACCAGCATCGATGCGTTGGAAAAATTAACGAATAATCAGTTAGTTGATATGTGGCTAACTGACCCTCCATACAATGTGGCTTATGAAGGAAAAACTAAAGACGCGTTAACAATTCAAAACGATAGCATGAACAATGAAAGTTTCCGTCAATTCTTAACTGACTCATATTCAGCAGCCGATTCTGTTATGAAGCAGGGGGCTGTGTTTTACATTTGGCATGCTGACTCAGAAGGATATAACTTCAGAGGGGCGGCACAAGATACGGGTTGGCAAGTAAGGCAGTGTTTGATTTGGAAAAAATCGAGCATGGTTATGGGCCGTCAGGATTACCATTGGAAACATGAGCCATGTCTGTATGGGTGGAAAAGTGGATCTGGTCACTTATGGTCAACAGATAGAAAGCAGACAACTATTCTTGAGTTTGACAGGCCAAACCGAAATGCAGAACACCCAACAATGAAGCCAGTTGAGTTGTTTGAATACCAAATGCTTAACAACACAAAAGGTGGCGATCAGGTTTTAGATAGTTTTGCAGGGTCTGGCACAACAGTAATTGCATGCGAAAAACATGGGCGTTTTGCAAGAGTGATGGAGTTAGACCCTAAATACTGTGATGTAATTATTAAACGCTGGCAAGAGTTTACAGGCAAGCAAGCCATTAACGAAGGTACAGGTAAACCATACATTGAAATGAGCAGCGTAATTGAGGGTGCAGCATGACAGACAAGAAACCACCACATAGGCCCAAAGGCTCAACCATTCCTATTGATTGGGGACAGGTTGATAAAATGTGCGCTATTCAATGCACAGGTGAAGAAATAGCAGGGGTGTTAGACATTGATTATGACACCCTAGCTAGTGCCTGCAAAAGGGAACATGGCCTGCTTTTTTCGGAGTATATCGGACAAAAGAAATCAGGTGGGCGTATGAGTTTAAGGCGTATCCAATACTCAACCGCTATGGAAGGTAATGCAACGATGCTGGTATGGCTAGGTAAGAACTGGTTAGGGCAGACGGATAAAATGGACACCACATCTAGTGACGGCTCCATGACACCGCCAACGACTATTAACCTGGTTGCTAAAGAGTTTGAGAATCTTTAATGACTGAAATAGACATTGAACTGCCACCTAAATTAGTTCCTATCTTCCAAGGGGAGGCAAGAATCCGCGCAGCCTTTGGAGGTCGGGGTGGTGCAAAATCGAGAGCCTTTGCATTAATGACTGCGGTGTGGGGCTTTAAATTTGGCATGAGTGGTCGCACTGGTCAGATACTTTGCCTGCGTCAGTACATGAACAGCCTCAGTGAATCATCATTTGCTGAAATCAAGAACGCTATACAGGCAGTGCCGTTTCTCAATAATTATTATGATTGTGGCGATCATTACATTCGCAGTAAAGACGGGCGTATCAGTTACTCATTTGCAGGCTTAACACGCAACATCGACAGCATTAAGTCAAAAGCCAGAATCTTGTTAGCGTTTATTGATGAAGCCGAGACAGTAAGTGAAGAGGCTTATATGAAGCTAATGCCGTCTATTCGTGAAGAGAATAGCGAGTGTTGGATTATCTGGAATCCGCAGTCTAAAACATCAGCGACAAATATACGCTTTCGCGAGAACAAGCCTGCCGATTGCAAAATCACTAAGATAGGCTGGCAAGACAACCCCTGGTTCCCAGAAGTTTTAAATAAGCAACGCTTAGAAGATTTGGAACAGCGGCCCGATACCTATGGTCATGTGTGGGAATCAGACTTTCTTGAATTTCCAGAAGGTGCGTTTTGGATACGAGAAATTAACGAGGCTCAATCGGATGGGCGTATAGGCAAGCTGCCAGTAGTTGCCTCACACCCTTGCATGACGTTTTGGGATATAGGCAGTAGTGACGGCTGTGCAATATTCGTTGTGCAAAAGGTTGGGCTTGAGTACAGGTGTATAAATTTCTATGAAGCATGGAATGAACCATATAGTCATGCGGTTAAATGGTTACAAAGTTTGGACTTAGTGTTTGAAGATATGTATTTGCCACACGATGCCGATCATAAACGGCAAGGCGAACTAAAGAATAAAAGCCCCAAGGATATGCTTAAACAACTTATGCCTGGTGCAAACTGGCGAATAGTTCCACGAATCCAAGAACTAAACTGGGGTGTGCAACAGACTGCCGATATGTTTCCGTATATTTGGATTGATGATGAAAAGTGTGCCGCAGGGCTAGAACACCTCAAAGCCTACAGACGCAAATGGTCAAACAGTGAGCAACGCTGGTCACACATACCCGATAAGTCTGAGGGCCACAGTGAAGCCGCAGACGCGCTTAGACAAATGGCACAAGCCTTTGCAGCAGGGGATTTAGGCAGAACTAAGAAAAAACATCGTGGAGCATTAAAACGGAATGTTAAAGGACTAGCATAATATGGTATAATGCGCTAACAATTTTGGGGGATGCACCATGATTACCAAAAAGCCTAAGAAAAAATCTGTTAAAAAGCCAATCAAGAAGGGTGGGTATTCTTTGTAATGGCTATCTCAACATTTACAGAGTTAAAAACATCAATCGCTAATTTCTTAAATCGTGATGATCTAACGGCTACGATACCAGATTTCATATCGTTGGCTGAATCGTCAATCAATAATGAGATTAGACACTGGCGCATGGAGACACGCGCTGAAACAACCATTGACAGCCAGTTTACAGGCATACCCACCGATTGGTTATCGACTATAAGATTTCACCTGGTTACGACAGGCACAAGCAGTTTAGATTTTATGTCGCTGGCTACTATGCAAGCAAGCCGAGCAGCGCGTAACAACTCCACAGGCACACCAACCAACTACAGCCTTAACTCGTCACAATTTGAGGTATTTCCAACGCCTGATGGTTCTTACAGCGCAATCTTAATGTATTACGCAAAAATTCCCACACTTTCGGATTCAGCAACCACTAACTGGTTGTTAACCCATCATCCCGACATTTACTTGTATGGTGCTTTGCTTCATAGCGCACCTTACTTAAAAGAAGATGAAAGAGCCTCAACATGGGCTGCTCTTTATTCTGCTGCTGTAGCGCGTGTAAACACCGCCAGTAGTCGATCAACCGCGAGTGGCTCTGGCCTACGCTTGAAAATAGGTGCTTATTAATGTCATTTACGACTTTCTTAGAAAACGAAGTATTAGATCATGTATTCCGAAATGCGGCATACACACCACCCTCTACTGTTTACATCGGTTTGTACACATCAGCCACAGGCGCAGGCGGTACAGGCACAGAAGTATCGGGCAATGGCTACACACGCAAGGCTATGGCTTTTGATGCGTCTGTATCGGGTGCAATCGACAATACTAGCGCAGTTGAGTTTCCAACGGCTACGGGTGTGTGGGGAACCATTACGCATACCGCAGTATTAGATGCTGCTACAGGCGGCAATATGCTTGCTGAGACTGCGTTGACGGCTAGTAAGCCCATTGGCAGTGGTGATGTGTTTCGATTCCAAGCTGGCGAATTTGACATAACGCTCACCTAGAATGAATGGTTATGGAGCCGCCAATTACGGCATTAACATTTATGGTCAGGCTGCTTATGTAGATGCGGCTGCTGTTATCAATGCGGCTTCATCGGTCACGGCTACGGCTCAACAGGTTTTTCAAGCTAGTGCTGAGATTGATGCAGTATCAAGCGTTACGGCTAATGGGCAAAAGTTTGGTCACGCCAGCGCAGTAATAGAGGCTGTAAGCACTGTTACGGCTACTGGACAGGACATAGGACAAGGGCAAGCGTCTATTGAGGCGGTAAGCACTGTAACGGCTACAGGCGTATTTGCGGTGTCTGCAAGCGCAGTTATTAACGCTGTGTCGAGTGTAACCGCAAATGGTACTGCCAAGATGGGCGGTGCAGCAGTTATACAAGCGGCATCAGGCATGACGGCAACAGGGCGATATAAGTATGAGCCATTGCCGATTGATGTAGCAACATGGGCTACCAAGCCAACAGATAGCGCAACTTGGACTACTTTGTAAAAGATTAACGAATAGGAAAGTAAAATGGCAGATACAACCACACCCAATTATGGCCTAACTAAACCAGAAGTTGGTGCTTCCGAGGATACTTGGGGTACGAAAATTAACACCAACTTAAATCTTATTGATACTCAGATGAAGGTTAACGCTGATGCTGTAGCTGCTACAGTAATTGTTGCTAACGCTGCTCTACCCAAAGCTGGCGGCACTATGACAGGCAATCTAGCCACAGCAGGTATCACCAGTGTTACTCTAGGATCAGGTAACTTTGTAGCTGGAGCAACTGCTGGAGACTCTATTGTATCGGGTGGTGATAACAATACATTGGTAGGTACTAACGCTGGTACAGCCATTACGACAGGTGACAACAATACGGCATTTGGTTATCTTGCTTCACGGGTGATTACCACAGGCTCTAACAATGTATCGGTAGGTGCTGGCGGTAACTTAGGTGCTAACACTACAGGTGCTAATAACGTGGCTGTTGGTTTTGATTCGCTAGCAGCTAACACTACAGGTGAACGTAACACTGCCGTTGGTAAAGGTGCAATGCAATCTACCACTACAGGCGCAGACAACACTGGTGTTGGGCATAGTGTTTTGTTAGCTAACACTACTGGTGCTAACAACACAGCATTAGGTCTTGGCGCACTTGCTGCAAACACTACGGCATCTGAAAATACGGGCGTTGGTGTACAAGCCTTAACGACTAATACGACAGGTGTAAGAAACACTTCTGTTGGTTATCAATCTCTTTACGCCAACACTACAGGTGGTGAGAATACTGCTGTTGGTCACAATGCTTCATTTTCTAACACCACAGGAAATCATAATACTTCGGTGGGTTTTCAATCTTTAAAAACTAACACCACTGGGCAACAGAACACGGCTGTTGGGCAGGATTCTTTATTTGCCAATACTACAGGTGGC